ATTTGGGCCAGCGCGAACGGAAATGCACGTTGCACTGAATGGTGATCTAGGGAGTCTGTATGCCTCTCAACAATCCCCCCGCCGTCGCTGGCGCATCATTGCTGGGGTTGCTCGGTCTCATGGCCGCGAGCCCGCAGGATGCGCCAGCGGCACGGCCCCTGCCCGCATACACCCCGAACACACAGAGCACGGCCTATGTCGGCGGCCTGCTGAACCTACTGGACGCGGGCCGCGTTGCCGACCTGAACGCGCTGCGTGTCGCGGTGGAGAATCAGCGGGTATACACCGAAGCGGTAGCACAGAACGTGAACGCCCTACGTGCCGACCTGACGGCGCTAGGTCTGATCAAGAGCTAGGGAGCATCGGACATGCCGAAGACCAATGACGGCGGCGGCGCCACGTACGCCGGATACACGGGCGTGGTGGAGCACGCGGGCGGCGCAGGGAGCACTCGGCCCGGCGGCCTGAGCGAGCTGGACCCGGAGAAAAACCTCGATGGCACGCTCACTGACGGGGATCACCCTGACCACCCTGACCGGGACAAGTCCGAGGATGAGCTTCATCGTGAGGGAGCTTTTGCAGACCCGACCGGCGTGGCACCGATCGAGCGTGCGGATGAAGCGGAGCACGCGCCGGACGCCGCGAAGCGCGATGAGGAGGAGGGCAACGACCCCGACTCCGACCCCGACAAGGGCAACGACTCCGAGAGCGAGAAGACCGTCGCGGCGCCCGTGCACGTGACGGCGCCCAAGACCAGCACGAAGCGTAGCGCTCGATGAGTCCGGCCCCGCCGGACGCCGGCACCTCGGGGGGATGGCGGGGCCTGCTCAACACCTTCATTGAGCAGGGTGAGATGGCTCGGGAAGATAAGCAAGCCGAGCCGGTCGAGTGCTTCTATGATGGTGAGCCCTTGACCGAAGGGCCGAACGGTGAGCTGCACTGCCGCTACTGCGGAGACCTACCGCGCACCTAGGCTATGATCGGCCCTAGGATCTGGTCTACGGAGTAACTCCTCTCCGGGGGTAACCGGCCGAGAGGTTAGGGGCCGGCCAGATCCGATAACTTCACAGCACGTCACCGGGGGTCTTGAACCCCTGACCAGAAAGAGAGTCTAACGGTGACAGAGATTCCGTACGTTCAGCGTGAAGAGATCATGTCCACCTTGGACGTGAAGCCTTCCGCCTTCATGTCGCGACAGATCGATCGAGCCTGCCTCACCGGTTCTCGACTTGTTGACGGATTCTGTCACCGTAGCTTCGCCCCCGAGTTGGGCACGCGCTATTTCGACTACCCGGGTACGCGCGCCACCTCGCGCCGTATTTGGTTCGATCAGTACGGCCTGATCTCGGCCAGCAGCGTCATCTCCGGGGGCGTCACGTACGCCGAGGGCACCGACTTCTATCTGCGCCCGGAGAACAGTGGTGGCACCGAGCCCTTCTCGTACATCGAGCTGAACCGCAGTGGATCGGCCAGCTTCAGCGGTGGGCCCCAGCGAGCCGTGGCCATCACCGGCCTTTGGGGCTACACGCTCGTAGAGCAGCCGACTACCACCCTGGCAGCCTCAGCCACGGCCGGCGCCACCACCGTCAGCACCGTGGGCCCGGCGTGCGGCGTGGGCGGGTTGCTGCGCATCGACAATGAGCGGTTGCTGGTGACCGGCAAAGGGTGGACGAACAGCACGGCGACCGCCCCTACCCTGGCCGCGAGCGCCTCAGCGACTACGCTCCCCACGGCCAGTGCTGCGCTGTTCACGCCGTTCGAGAAGATCCTGATCGATGGCGAGCGCATGGAAGTGCTCGATGTATACGCCACGGGCATCACGGTGCGGCGTGCGGTTGACGGAAGCACCCTGGCCGCTCACACGGCCGGCACGGCCATCTACTGGGAGCACAGCTTGGCGGTGGAGCGCGGGGCCGGCGGCACAACCGCTGCGGCACACAGCAACGGCGCGGCCGTATCGCTATGGGTGCCGCCTTCGCAGATTGCCGCGCTCGCCCGCGCGTACGCGCTGGACACCTTCCTGCAAGAGAATGCCGGCTACGCGCGTACGTCTGGCCAGGGAGAGAACGAACGGCCGACATCGGGGCGCGGCATCAAGGATCTCGAAACGCGCTGCAAGCCGTTCGTGCGCAGCGCCCGCACAAGGACCGTCTGATGAGCGGCGTTCGGGCGACCCGCTCAGGCCCGCTGTTCGATGGGAGGATGGAGGCTGCCATCGCCAATGCGGCCAACGATGCGGAGAAGCAAGTGGCCACGCTCGGGGCCAGCATGGTGCGGTCGCGGCTCAATGTGGTGCTGAGAAAGCAGACGCCCATTTATCGGTTCAAGGTGCGCAGCGAACCTGAGGCGCCCGGTTGGATCATTCATGACCAGCGCATGGTCTATGGGCCGTGGCTGGAGGGCACCGGATCGCGCAACCTCACTACGCGCTTCAAGGGCTACCGGACATTCCGTCTCATGACGATCGAGCTGAACAAGCGGGCCAAGGTCATAGCTGAAGGCGTTGTGGCGCGCTGGCTCGGAGGGATGTGACGTGGATACGGGGGCAATCCTGAACGCGATGGCCAGTGCCGGCCAGGTGACGGGCCTATTCAGTGGCGTACTCATGCATGAGCCGAAGAGTGCGCCGACCGGCGCCGCGCCCACGCTGGCGTTGTGGGCCGGCCCACTGACCACTATCCAGAGCAGCGGCCTGAACAGCGCATCCCTGCGACTCCAGATCAACGCTCGGATCTATCAGAACGGCTTTGCCGAGCCAGCGGACAACATCGACCCCGAAGTGGTCAATGCCGCATCGGAGTATCTGCGCTCCCTGGCCGGACAGTTCACGCTCGGCGGGTTGATTCGGTGCATCGACTTCTTCGGGATGGACGGTGAACCGGTCAAAGCTGACAGCGGCTATCTGGAGATGGACAAGCGTATCTATCGCTGCATGGAGCTGGAAATCCCGCTCCTCATCAATGACGTATGGGAGTTGACGCCGTAATGGCTAAAAGTAGCGGCATGGGCGATAACCTGTACGTCGATGGATTCGACGTGAGTGGGGATATCGGCTCACTTCCTCGCATCAGTGGGTCGCTGGCGACGCAGGACATCACCAATATCACGCAGTCGGCAAACGCCCGTCTCGGGTTGCTGCGTGACGGCGGGATCGACTACGGCGCCTTCTGGAACCCCGGGCCGGCGGCCGATTCGGCGCACCTCTCGCATCGGACCTTGCCGTACACCGATCGCGCCGTGACCTACTGCCGAGGCACGACGCTCGGCGCCAACGCGGCCAGTCTCGTAGGCAAGCAGATCAACTACGACGGCAACCGGGCGCCGGATGGCTCCTTCACCCTGGCCGTGAACACCCTTGCTAACGGCTTCGGGCTGGAGTGGGGCAACCTCCTGACCGCCGGCAAGCTGACACAGGGCGCGGCCGGCAACGGCTCCAGCGTGGACCTCACCGCAGTGAGCACGGCCTTCGGGTGGGCGGCTTACCTGCACGTGTTCGCTTTCACCGGCACTTCGGTCACGGTGAAGATCCAAGACAGCGCCGACAACAGCGCATGGCTCGATCTGAGCACGGCCACCTTCACGGCGGCGACCGCCATCGGATCGCAGCGCATCAGTGCCGGGCCGGCGAGCACGGCGACCGTTCGGCGCTACGTGCGCGCGGTTAGCACGGGCACCTTCAGCAACGCGGTATTCGCGGTCAATTTCGTTCGCTACGACGTGGCGGGGCACGCATGATTTTCGAGCAGAAAATCAACCGGCCCGTGCCGCGCCTCGGCCCTGAGTACTTCAGGACGTACGCCATTCTTCGGCCACGGGCAACACACTTCCGCAAGGCTTCGTGCGCTGAGGTGAACTGCCCCAATCGGGAGCGCGGCTGGAAAACGGTAGTGGACGTGAGCACCACGCTCGGCCAGGGGCAGGCCAACTACGTTCGTCTCAAGAGCGGCCTAAGTTTCACCGTGAGCCAAGCCGGCGACATCGTGACATTCGTCTTTTACCCCGGACAGAACTGCTTCAGTGAGCACATGGTTCCACTCGATCGTGAGCCGAACTTCCGCAAGCTTGATGGGGACTGGCGCGGCTATCGCAGTGAACCGGTCGTGATGCGCGCGTCTGACTGGCTCGATGACTTCGGCACGCATCAGGAACGTCTGGTTGAACAGAGGAGGAGAGCATGAGCGACCTTGAGGCGGGCTGGCCGCTGCGGTACCGGGCCGAAGACACAATTGACTACTCGTGGATAGATCTGCGAGAAGCGCGTCCGCGTCAGCGTGCGAAGCTGAAGTCGGGCATCGAGGTGCCGGCCGAAGTCTTCATCAACGAGGATGGCACGCTCGATTTCGATCCCACGAAGATTGAGATCGGCCAGTACGAAGGTCCTGAATACGAAGCCGTTCGCGCTGAAAGCGCAGCCTATTGGGCCAAGCGCGACGAACAGAACAGCGAGGGTTAGGCATGGCCAAAGAGCCAGGATTTCCGTTCAGCGTTGCCGTCGATGACTCGTCCGGCACGCCACGCACCATCTCCAATGACGTCAACTCTCTGACCCTGGCCACGCCGCGCGGCGTGCAGGACATCACCGGCGTGGACAAAAGCGCTATCGAGCGGCAGCTCTTGCTGGCCGACATGAGCGTCACGCTCTCCTTTGCCGCCTTCAATGATGCGGCGAACATGAGTCACTCTGTGTTCAAGACAGTCCCGTCTAGTTCCGTCGCCCGCACCACCACGCTCGGCGTGTCCGGCCAGACGCTTGCCGGCGAACTCCTGTACACCGACTACGCCCTTTCGCGTGGCGCAGACGGTTCGCTCACGGCGACGGCGCCGGGCGTGCTGGCCGACGGCACGGTGCCGACATGGAGCTGACTGGACGGCACCCCGGAACGGCGCACTTCGGGCCGCTATTCGAGTATGCGCACCTTCCGGAGGGCGCGCTACGTGACACTTCGGCAGAGTGCGCCAAGCTGGCCGAATCGATGATGGAACTACTGCCGGACGGGCCTGAGCTTTCGGCGGGACTTCGCAAGTTGCTTGAGGCGAAAGACTGCTTCGTGCGCACTGCACTGCTTGCCCTGAAGAACAAGGAATAGGGAGACCCCGGGATGGGATTCAAGTTAGGGCGCGTTTACGTGCTCGAATTCGAGGGCGTGCCGGCGATGGAGGGGGCGATTGTGAAGCTTCGGTCCCCCTCCATCGACACGCTCGATTCACTGACCAGCATGAAGAATGCCGAAGTGTGGAAAGTGATGGCTGACCACGTCATCGAATGGAACTTGGAGGATGCGGACGGCAATCCCATCCCCGTGACGGTTGACGGCATCACGCAGAACATGGAACCGCAAGTGCCAACCCTCATCCTGCGACACTGGTATCGAGCGGCCAGGGGGGTAACCGCCCCTTTGGAGCCGATATCGAGCGATGGCGAGCAATCACAGGAGGAGGAGAGCACGGCGCCATCGATGCCGATGGAAACCCTGTAGTTCTACCTGGCGAGGCGCAGGAAGCCCTTTGGCTGCTGAACCTTTGCGAGCGATTCGGCAAGCTGCCCGAAGAAATTCTGGCAGCGGACAGTCAGCTCATGAAGCTATTGGAAATCGAGAGGATGGTGCGCGGTGGCGAACGAAGTCAAGATTAAGATCTCCGCAGACGCTACCGGCACTAAGCCCGTTATCTCCGGAGTGGCTGACAGCCTTGATGACGTAGAGACCGCCTCCGACAAGGCGGGCAATGCGCTACGAGATGTTGATCGTGAGCTTGCCACCATGGATCGGCGCGTCATTGCGTCTCGCCTTGAACTGAAGCGCCTGGCGCACGAGTTCGCCAATGTTGACGATGAAGCCTCGCGCATCGACATTAGCAAGGCAATGAAGAAGGTCTCGCGGGATATCTCTGAAGCGACCAAGGCGCAGAAGGCGCTGAAGTTCTCTGACCTCATCCCCAGCGATCCCGATCCCGCATCCACGAGCAAGTTCGCCGCTGGCTTGATGAAGATGAGCACGGCGGCCGGCACGAAGGTCGGCCCGATCCTGGGTTCGAGTATCGGCATTGCCGCTGCACCCATGCTTGCCACCACCTTGGCCGGGGGCATCATCGGCGGGATCGGGTTGGGCGGGGTAGCCGGCGGCTTCGCCATCGCGGCCAAGGACCAGCGGGTCAAGAGCGCACTGAAGGAGATGGGCGATGGCCTGAAGGATCGACTTCAGGACAGCGTGAAGACTTTCATCCCGCAAGCCGTGGGCGCCATCAAGACCATCGAGAAGAGTCTCGACAACATCGACTTTGAGCGTATCTTCGGTGATGCGGCCAAAATGGTGGACCCGCTAGCTAAGGGCATCGGCCGCCTGATCGAGGGGCTCGGCAACGGCATCGAGGATGTCATGGGTGGTGCCCTGCCCGTAGTGGAGGCTATTGCCGATGGGCTCGGCGACATCGGCGAAGCGGCCGGCGAGGGACTCTCCTCCCTGGCCGACAACGGCGAAGGCGCTGCGGACGCCATGAACGACCTGTTCTCTGCGGTCACCATGGTGGTCAGCGGAGCATTCAAGCTCATCAACGGCATCATGGAAGCCAACGAAGCACTCAAGGACTTCGGCATCGATACGGCGTACGGGCTGCATTTCCTTGAGGATGCTCTCGGCCAGAGCGCGGGCGAATTCCGGAAGCACACGAAGGGCGCCGAGGAGGCGGCCGAAGCTACTACCGCATTCAAGGAGGCGTCCGAGGAGCTGGCTAGTGAGCTGAAGGCGCAAACCGATCCGGTTTTCGCGTTGGTCAAGGCTCAGGACGATTTGGAAGCC